TTGGATTTTTATTGCTATATTGGTAATTGCTATTGTAATGACTATTATATATAAAGTTAAAAATAAGAGAAAAAATAAATAAAATCCTAAAAATATCTTATGGGAATTCCATAAGATATTTTTTTGTATTATTATATATAAATAAGGAAAGATAAAAGCTTAAATACCAAAAGAAAAAATAATTGTTAAAAATGATTTACATAAGTTGAAAATAATAATAATAAAATTTATTAAAAGAAAAATAATTTATAAAAGGGAGAGTAAATATGGGAAAAACAATTATATTAAATTTAAGTGGTGTTAAGTTATTAGGTGATGTACTAGACGTTGGTGAAAGCTACGGAGTAATTTACAATATTTCTAAAGATACAATTGACGAAGTTTGTGTTGATCTATTAGAAGGAAGTATAGATGAAAAAAGTATACAAGGTGAGTATGATGTATGCACTATATTCTTTTACTTAAGTAATTTATGGAGAGAATCAGCTCGTGTTCAATTGATAAATGAAGTAAGTAAATTAATAAAAGTAGGTGGAGAAATATATATTTGGGATATAAATAAAGAGATGGGAGAAGTATCAAATAATAAGGTGATGGCAGTATTACCATCTGGTAAAATAAAAGAGTTTGAGTTTAAAAATTTAAACCCTATTTCTACATCAAATATAGATAATACTAAAAAAATGTTAGAAAATATGTATAGTATTAAGGAAGAGAAGCTTTGGGAGGATATATTTTTCATTAGGGGAGAAAAAATAAAGTAACGAAAGGAAGAAGAAAGTGAAAGTTTTATTAACAGCAATTAACTCAAAATTCATTCATAGTAATTTAGCAGTGAGGTATCTAAAAGCATTTACTGAAGACATGGATTATACATGCAAAATTAGGGAGTTTTCAATTAATGATAGGGATGAAAAAGTACTTGAAGAAATTATAAAGGAAAAACCTGATGTAGTTGCTTTCTCAACATATATTTGGAATGTTGAGATGGTGAAAAGATTATCTAATCTTATAAAGATAGTAAATAGTGATATAAAAATTTTATATGGTGGCCCAGAAGTATCTTATGATAGTTTAAATATATTAAAGGAACTTAATGGTGATTATTTAATTGAGGGAGAAGGAGAAAAAACATATAGAGAATTTATTGAATATTGCCTTGGGAAAAGAGAGATTAGAAGTATAAGAGGATTATATTTTAAAGAAGGCAATGAAGTAATAGGAAATGGTAATAGACCTCTTATGAGTATGAATGAAATAGTTTTCCCATATAAGATGGATGAAGATTTAGATAATAAGATAGTGTATTACGAGGCATCAAGGGGCTGTCCTCTTAACACATAACCGATACTATTAAAACTCTATGTTTATAGAATCTTTATAAGGATCATATTTTAGTTTTTTAAATATGATTCTTACATTCTCCCTTTTTTCTTTATTACTTTTTAAATCTTTAAATCTTTTTATTGCAGACTTAATTTCATTTTCTTCTTTACTTTTTATTTCAGCTAGTTCTATAGTTTTTAATTCATAGATTTTATTTTCTAATTCCAAATTTTTAGTTGTAAGCTCTTCGATTTTTCTTGTTACTGGGATAGATGCTTCGTTACTTAAAATCATTAATTTTTCAACCAAATTACCGATAGCTGCTTTATTTTTTGATAAAACATTTTCTAATACTTCTATTTCTTCTTTATTAGTATCCACATTATCTTTTTTGAAATAGTTATAATAATTATCATCTTCCAGCTCCCTAATAAGATAAGAGATTTTTTCTTCAATAAGGTTTGCATTTAAATATCTAGAGTTGATACATTTTTCTTTTTCTTTATCTATCCCTAATTCATTAGAGCCTCTATTAAGCCTATTTTGACAAACATAATAAGCATTTCTCCCACTATTAACTAAAACGTATTTAGAGTTGCAATAAGGGCAATACAAAACTTCTGTGAGCCAGTATGTTTTACTTTCTTTTTTAGTTGCAACTTCCTTATTTTCATCTAATAAAATATTAACTTTTAAAAATATATCAGCTTCTATACAAGCTTTATGTTTTCCAACTATAAGCGTAGGGTAATTAGATGTTTTGCCATAGGTCATATAACCTTTTTTATTAGGACTTCCTACTACTTCATACCCTTTACTTTCAAAATAATTAGACACTTTTGAATTGCTTTTACAGTAAATAGGGTTTCTTAATAATCTCCCCAAACTACTTCTAGTAGAAAGACTGTTTATTTTATTATCTAATAAATATTTCTTTAGAGCATATAAAGATTTTAATTCTAAGTATTTATTAAATATTAATTGTATTGTTTTTTCATCTGTTATTGTTAAGTAGCTTTTCCCTTCCTTTTTTTCGATTTCACAACCAAACGGAACAAACCCACCAGTAAAACATCCTTTTTTAGCAAGTGCTATCATATTATCTTTTACTCTCTCTTTTATATTCTCTCTTTCCATATTAGCAAAAGCTGACAGTATAAACATCATCATTTCACCCATTACAGTTGTGGTATCAAATCCCTCTGTAATAGAAACTAATTTTACATTATTATTTTTTAAATCTTCATAAATACCGACAAAATCTACAATATTTCTAGAAATTCTATCTATTTTATAAGTTGCTACTATATCAAATTTCCTCAATTTTATAATGTTCATCATTTTTTTAAAGGCAGGTCTATTTGTGTTCCCACCAGAAAAACCTTCATCTATAAAAACTTCAAAATGATGTGATCCTTGAAAATATTTTTTTGAAAGCTCAATTTGAGTATCTATACTCTCGCTATTCTCTTTAAAAACTGACTTTCTAGTATAAATAGCTATTCTCAACATTAATCACCATCCTTTAATTTTGCAATTTCTTTTCTAACCATTGCTAATATTAATTCTTCGGTGGATTTATCTATATTATTTTCATCTTTTATTATCCCAGTTTCAACTAAATATTTTAAAAAATTAGATACAAGAGCTTCCTTCTCTTTAGTTATTCCGTTTCTATCATCCGATAACCCCTCAAGATAATCCAACGATACATTAAAGTACTCTGCAACCTTTTTAGAAAATTCTCTCCCACCATCTTGTTTTCCTGTCTCGACCATGCCTATTAAACTTCTAGTAACACCCAACTCTTTAGCCAAAGCTATTTGAGTCATTCCCTTTTCTTTTCTTAAATCTTTAAGCAATTTACCATTCATAAAAACTTCTCCTTGTCTATTATTATGACCTAAAAGCAATAAAATATTACTTGCAATATATAAAATATCATAAAAAATGATACTTGAAAAGAGAACGGTTGTTCTTTTGATAAGTAAATTGAAGAAAAAATAAGAGATTAAATGTAAAATAAAAATAATTCACATAATTCCATAAATTATGACAAAAATAAAGAAAAATCGGAAAATTTAGACTTTTACACTTGTCATAAAATATGACATAATTTAAGCATACCAAGGAGGTGAACAGATGCAATTTAGAGATATAAGAAAAAAATGTGGGCTTACAACAACGTTTGTATCACAAAAATTAGGAGTTAAAATTACAACTTTATATAAGTATGAACAATATCAAGTGTTGCCTTCAACCTCTATTTTATTAAAGATGAAGGAAATTTACAACTGTGACTATTTGGAGTTATTGGAAGCTTATAAATTTGCAAAGGAGGCTTATTGTGAAAGAAAGGCTAAAAAACGAAATTAAACAATTAACAGAAGAGGAATTAAAAAAAATATGCAATAATCTGAAAGAAATTTTTAAAGGTGGAGTAGTTGTAGAAAACCCAGAAAAATATCAATCAGCTATGAAAAAATATTACGAAAATTAAATAGGAGGAAAAAGAAATGGAAGCAAAGCACAAACACAAAAAAGGAGTAATGATTGGTTATAAAAATAATCAATTAGCAACAATAGATAGTAGGGAAGTTGCTGAAATGTTAGGTAAAGAACATTCAGAACTTTTAAAAGAAATTGAAGGAAGAAAGGATAATAAAAATGTAGGTATAATACCAACTTTGGAAAAGGGGAATTTCCACTTATCAAATTATTTCATACCATCAACTTATAGATCAGGTACTAGAGAGTACAAATGTTACTTAGTTACGAAAATGGGGTGTGAATTATTAGGTAATAAACAACAAGGTGAAAAAGGAATATTATTTACAGCTAAGTATGTAGAAAGATTCAACGAAATGGAACAAGCCATAAAAGGGCAAGCTAAACCGCTTACTACAGAAGAAATGCTAGAACTTCAATTTAAATATGCCAAAGAGGTTAAAGCAGAAGTAATAGAGCTTAAAGAAGATTTAAATTCATTCAAAGAAGATTTACCGCTTATAGGCGATGAACCGGATGAATTGGTGGCTATAGTCAAAAGTAAAGAGACTCAAGTTTTAGGTGGTAAAGATAGTTTAGCATATAAGGATAAATCTTTATCTAGGAAAATTTACAGTAATATTTGGAAGTATGTAAAAGAGCAATTTAATGTAAAGAAATATAAAGCTATAAAGAGAAAGTATCTAGAAAAGGCTAAAGAAATTGTACAAGCTTATGAACCTCCATTTTATTTAAAAGAAGAAATTATAAGAATAAATAATCAAATTAATTTTGAAGAGGTGATATAAATGATAGGCAATATGGTATGTGCTGTAATACCGTATAAAACGTTTAAAGAAAAGATAGCTTTAACAAAGAAATAAAAGATAAACATATAGAGGTTTATAAAAATTATATATTAGTGATTTATTAGGAGGAATTAAGAATGAATAAATGTCCAAGATGTGAAAATGAAAATTTAAAGGAAGATTATAATTACTGTCCAATATGTGGAGCTATTGTAGAGCTTGATATGGCAAAAGAGGCAACAAAAATATTAAATACTCTAATAGATGATTATAAAACATATGAGTGTGAAGATGCCGAAGAAGAAAAATATAGAGCATTAGTAGTAGGTGCTTTATCCATTGCAATTAACCAATTAGAAAGAACTGCTCAAGAAGTACCAGTTCAAGAGCAGTCAATTAATTCTAAGTTAGCATTAAATCAAAGAGGAGGTATAGAAAATGAGTCTTAAAGAAAAAATGGAAATATTTGCAACGATACTGAGCATCATTGCATTATTTGTCAGTGTTTTTACAGCTATAGTCACTAGGGAATAATAAACTCTTTCCTATAATATTTAAATTTTTTTCTAACACCAGCTTCTTTATTATTTTTCAATGATGAAATAGCTACTTTAAATGAAATTAAAACTTTGGTTTTTTCTTTAGGGTAAAAAGCTAAATCTAATCTAGTAAAACTATTAGCTTTAAATATTCCATAGTTAGAATCAGGAATATTTATCTTGGATAAAGTGCCTTTAGAATTATAAAACAATTTTTGATTATTAGAATTTGTTAGCTCTAAAATTGCTTTTGTTAAGAAGAATATTGGTTTATTAGTTTTAAGGTCAATTAATCTTAAATCAAAAAAAGCTATATCTTTTGGAGAAGGATTAACTATTTTTAAAAAACATATTTTCCCATTGCCAAAGTTTAAATCAGAAGAAGAATTAGTAAAATTTAAAAAATTAAAGTAAATATCGTTAACATCATCTAAGTTATTTTCTATTTCTACATCAAGACGTTTTCTATTAGAGTGTAAAGTTATCAGTGAAATTAATAGAGAACTAAAAGATACAGTGACAGTAATTATAGGTAAAATATAGTCTTTTACAAACTGAAACATTAAGCATCACCCCCTTTCGATTAAATAATAACGGAATTGGTGAAATAAAACAAATTATATGGTAAATTTATCAACTTAAAAGGAGTGAATATATGGAAGGCTTAAATATATGGGGCATATGCACCTTTGTAATGCCAATAGCTTTGGCAATAATAATTGGGTTAATTCTAATAATTGCATCAATTTTAGATGGAATAGATAAGTTAATAAAGAGAATTAGGAGGTAAGTATGAAGGATTTAAGAGAAAAGCTTTATAAAGCTATTGATGAATACGGCATGACAGATGAAAGAACTGTTGCTATTAGCCAAGAATTGGACAAAGTGGTTTGTAGGGCTCAAAAACAATATTGTTAAAGTAAATAATAAAAGGAGGCATTACTTAGTGACTAAATCAATAAGTAAATTAAGAATAGCTGAAAGAAAAAAAGTTATTGTTAAAAGAATAGATAAATTAGAGCAGTTCATTCTTGAGGGAAATACAAATAGTTTAGCTAGAAAAGCATTTGAAATTAATTTAATACACTTAAGAGAAGAGTATAAAGAGTTAGAGATATTAGAAAGGAGTTTTGAAATTGAAGAAACTTAAGAAGTTAACAAGGGATCAAAAAAGATTTTTATCTAATCAAGGATTAAATTCTAGAGATTTTTTAATTGAGAGATCAACTCCAGAAAGTTATGTATTTTATAATATTCATACAAAAGTTTTATGGAACTTTAGAAGATAAAAAATAAGGACATACCCCAGCGACCAAACTAAGGGTAAGTCCAAACAAAACAAATCAATTTAATTATAACAGAAGGGTAACAGTTATGGCAAAAAGATATTATTGGCTTAAATTAAAAGATGATTTTTTCAGACAAAAAGAAATTAAAAAGCTTAGAAAAATTGCTGGTGGAGATACCTTTACGATTATATATTTAAAAATTCAATTATTAAGTCTAAAGGATAATGGGAAATTATTTTTCGAAGGCGTTGAGGATAACTTCTGCGAAGAACTTGCACTTGAAATAGATGAAGATATAGATAATGTTCAAGTAACAGTTAGTTATTTAATTAGACATGGGCTATTAACAGAAATTAAGCATGATGAATACTTGCTACCACAAACAGTAGCAAGTATAGGCAGTGAAACTGCTGGAGCAGAACGTCAACGTAAATATGAAGCTAAGAAAAAAGCTTTAGCAGATGCTCAAAAAAAGGCCTTAAAAGGTGAAGTGTCAGAAAATGACACATCAATGACAAACGCTGACACAGAGCAAGAGCAGAGAAAAGAGCAGAGAAAAGAGCAGAGAAAAGAGCAACAGCTAGATAAAGAGTATTTTGAAATATTAAAAGATGATTATGATGTTAAAGAAATTGAAGCATTAAATAAATTTTTTATTGAAAATGATGTTGCTGCTGATGTTGTTAAAGAGAAGTTTTTAATAGTAAGGAGTAGAAAGTCTATTAAAAATAGAGTTGGTTCTTTAATTAGTGCTATTAGAGATAATTGGGAAATGCCAAAAGAATTAAAGGAACCATTAAATCCTAAAGTTTTTAATAATTTTGATGAAAGAGATAGAAGTGAAAATAATAATCAAGGCAATATGACTTATGCTGAAATTGAAAGAAAACTTTTAGGGTGGGATAAGGATGATGATGAATGCTAGGAGAAACTAACTTAA